GGTAATACTAGCAAAGTTATATCCATGTCCCATCTTCATACAACTGTCTGCGCTAGAGTCAAGTTCTATCTTAGTTATCACTCCACCTACTGCTGTAGCAGTAGCGACTGCGCTGTCTCCATCTCCTACTATCGTCACAGTTGGATTTGAACTAGTATAACCAGTACCACCGTTAGTAACTACAACTCCTATAATTTGCCCTGGAGTCGCGTTACTATCGACTTCTTTTTGCTGTTCTTGAATGACCGTAAAGTTAGATGTGCCTGTTAGAGTATCAACTTTAGCAGAATCCATGGTTTGTTTTTCAACTGGCATGAAGTTTGCTGATAAAAATTTATTTGCGTTTGGAGCGCTTAGTGTATATAAAAATTTCCACTTATATCCATCAGAAGTCTTAAATGGTTTTACAGTGTCAGTTATTGCTGGCTTTACGGTTGATGCTAATGCAGTTCCATTATTATCTCTACCTTGTTGTAAACATATATAGACTTGGTTTTCTTCAGTTAGTACGTAGTATGTGTTACTTGGAATAGTTGTTAAGTCGTCGTCGTACGCGCTGTAAACTCTACCTGAAGTCCAATTATGTCTTGGTACTACGAAAGAAGTTCCTTCAACTTTTTTCATAGACTGTATCGCAGATCGCATGCCTCTTACTGTTCTTGGTGTGTCAGTAGGAGTTGGAACAGTCTCTGCAGAATCCCATTGACTTGACTTTCCAATGGCGATATAGTAGTTATGCGAACCAGAAGTAGTCTCATCGAGAATATTCTGCATCATTTGCTTCTTAAATAAATCTGTAATTATTGCTGGCATTTTCTATTCCTATGATATTATTATCGAATTAGCTGAATCATTTCCACTAAGCATAAACCATTTTGCTCCATCCCATATACATTGACTTGCGGTATTTTGAGGTATAGCAAAACTAGTGCCATTAGCAAAACTTGTAGGTGTTATTGTAGCTACACCAGCTCCTTTATTCGTAAAAATTTTAAATTCGCCTGTTGTAGTACCGGGTCCTAATGATATTGCTAGTGCTGAACCACTATTACATATTATAAGTGTAGAAGCCGAATCAGCTAGACCTCCATTATGACCATTAGAATCAGCTTCGTCTGAACTAAATGCTGCCTTATTTAAGGCTACGGAACCTTTACCTTTTGCGGTTAAAGTTATGTTTAAATCAGAGTGGTTACCGGACGCTGATATACTAGGACTGTTAGTTCCTGCGGCATTTGTTATAGTTAATTCGTTAACTGCTCCTACGGTTCTAACTAAATTTATAAGTTCGTTTCCACCAGAATCGTTAATACTTTGTTGAATAACTGGTCTATAAACTGTAGGCGATGTTAATGTCTTATTTGTTAAAGTATCAGTTGAAGTTCTAGCAACAAGAGTATCAGAACCTGATGGAATTGTAACTGTTCCACCATTAGTTATTGACGCTATCGTAGGGGTAGTTAAAGTCTTATTTGTAAGAGTGTCGGTCGAATTTCTTAAAACTATGGTACCTGTAGCATTAGGTATAGTAACAATTCTGTCTGCAGTAGGCTGATCGACTATCAATTTTGTTTCATGAGAATCAGCAGTCGTGCCCTCATATATTATAGTACCAACACCACCTGAATCTTTTATTGTTACTTGAGTAGTTAAACTAGAACTGTCACCACCAAGTTGTTGATATAACTCAACGAAGTTTGCGTTTATCTTAGTTCCAGCCGCACGTAGTGTATCACCTGTACCGTCGTTTGCTGATGAACCTATGCTAATATTTTGTCTTGTCATTTTTTATCCTAAATAATAGTTCTATTTATACTAGAAAGTTGAGTCTATTAAATAATTTGAGAACATTTCATTATCCATGGTCTCAGTTGTAAGTGAAAAGTCTGGTCTTGAAGTACCAGCGCTATCACCTATATCACTATCGTCAAACTTAAATGAGTTAACACCAATAAGATTATTTATCGATCCGTAAAACTTATCAAGTTGAGTTGATGTCAAAGTTTGATATACGTTTACTAATTGATCTAGCCCTACTCTAAAATCGTTCGTTCCATTTCCATCTGAATCTAATAACGCAGTCATCTGTGTAAATGGACTTAATAACGTAATTACAGCTTCAGAAGTAACAGTAGGACCTGCGGAAGAATCTAGTATAGCTAAAGGCATGAGGCCTATTCCAGCATCAGCCTCAGTATCAGAAACAATCCTAGTTCCAATAAAAAATCCGGCGGGATGCATAAACTTTTTATATAATTCTTCCCAAGTGTTTGTAGATAGGGCAGTCTTTATCAAAACAGAAAATACTTGATAAAGTTGACCGTTTTGTATTATCTTTAAAGAATCAGGACCTATCTTCGAACTTCCTACCGTAAATATATCTTTTTTAGGAAACTCTACTTCAACTGCTTCTTGAAAAAATAGTCTAAAAAATTCTTCTACGGCAAATCTTGTTCCTTTATTTCTTTGTAACTCTGCAAGTCTAGTTGCAGCGTATCTTGGATCTGTAAAAGCATCACCATTAGGAAGTCCACTTGCTATCTCTGATATTAAGTTATTAAGTTGTTGAGTTGCATGAATATCTCTTAAATCAAAAGACTGCTTTACATCTTTACCAAAAGAATGAGTACCATCAGAATCTAAGAATTGATAATATTTTTCTAAAAAAGTTATAAATTTTGGATAATCACCACCGAAATATTCTGGAAGAGCCTCACTAACTTTTCTATGTATGAAGTTTTTTGGTCTTCTACTATGGTGATATTCAATTGACATTATAATGTTACCGCCGTGTTTTGAAAGTCTAGTAACGCAGTTGATGAAGATCTTTGAGTGTCAACATCAAGGATAAAGTTACGAAGAGGCCTGATAGTACTTTGATTGGCTGGCACTACAGAAAACTTTATAGAAGATCCTACTATTGCGGAAGGATTAAATCCAACTAAGTTAATAGTACCTTTAGCTGCATCATAACTGCCTATGTTATCAACTTCTACTGTTCCGTCTACGGAAACTATTTGAAGTTTATTAGAGCTTAATTTATTTTTGATACTACAATTTTTTGTGTTAAAAGTAAAGTTAGTAGAAGTTACAATGGTGTCAAGTGGATCAGGAGCAGCAATTGTTGCTGGATAACTAACAGTGTAAGATAGTGGACTTCCTATACTTGGTATCAATGGCCTTTGCATCTTAACAGTCATCTTTGAGTTTAATATAGCAGTATCTAAATCGTCTATTAGGCTTAATAAGTTCGACCTTCTAAACACTCCACCAAATTTTTGCAAGTTAGTAGAAAAGTAGTTTTCAACCACGGTTTGTACACTTGCTTCCATAGAAGCTGATGTTTTGTTAGTTAGATCAGGATCTAAGTTAAATGAAGTTTCAAGTTCTAAATTTGTAGTTTCTACGTCGGCAAATTCTAAATCTATTGACATCACAGCTAAATTGTCTGATAAGTTTGTAGTAATATCGTCTTTTACCGCTTGTTGAGTTGAGTCAGAAATATTAGACTTAAACTTTAATCCTGCATATACTCTACCGTAAACTTGAGGCTCGTTATCATGACCTCCCCAAGCTATGACGTCGTCCAGATAAGAACCAAAATTCTCCAGTATTTGTGCTTTGTAGTCTTCTGATGTAACTAATCTTCTTTGAGAACTAAAAGCTATAGGCGCGTTTTGTCTTATTGATTCAATACTTTCTTTGTAAGATCCACCAGCACTAGCACTACTAGTAGTGGCAGTTATTCCATAATTAACAGAATTAACAGTTACTTGAGCTGAAGTAGAAAAAGCATTTGCTCCATTTGCAAGCGTTCCTGCAGTAGAGAGATAATCTATAACTACTTTGTTACCTGTTACTGGTGCTTTACCACTGCTAAGACCATCTCCAAATATTACTTCATAATGACCATTTGGAACTTCTTTTATCTGATAAAAAGTTGAGTCGTTTGTTATCCGTACTGCTTTTGAAATATTAGTATACGTTGAAAATGTAGTTCCGCTTGCAGTATCAAAAACTCTAACTCTTATCGTAGAAGTGTCCATAGTAGTATCAGGTATCACATATATCTGAGAATCAGACGCTTCTCCGACGAAAAAAGTTTTGGTCTTTTCAGTCCCTTCAAACACTGGTATATCTGTTTCATCTTGGCCAGTTACAAACTGATATAATCCGCTTCCGTCATCTGTTCCAATAAAATCTTCACGAGTTTGAAAAGTGTATGATACGTCATCTACACTAGCAGTAAATTGAGTGTTTCTAGGTAACGTGATTGTATTAGGTCTAGCTGTATCGGTGACAGTAACAGTTATACTTAGCTTTGCTTGAGATGAAGAATAAGATCTTGGCACATATCCCAAAGACTCAGCATGAGATACTAAAGAACTTCTTAACTGAGAAGTTGTAAGAAAACTTTCGTTTAAAGCAAAATTAGCTAATAATCCATTATAATGCGTATTATAAGCTAAAACATCTAGTATGTTACTAAGTCCTGATGCTTCAAAATTATAATCTGAAAATTCTGATTGTGCTTTAAAAAACTCTTTTAAATTAGCTTTTATAGTATCAAAATCTAATTGTGTGGATGTAATTGTTGTTGCCATTATCTTAACCTTGTTAAATTAATTTCTACAGATGTTTCTTCTTGAGTACTTATCACTCTAAATGTTACAGTAGCTCGTACTTCATTACTATCTGGACTTATTATAGTATTAACATTAAGAACTTCTGCTCTTGGTTCGTACGTTTCAATAGCTTTTATAATATCATCTTCTAAATTATCATCATCAATTTCAGTGCTTAATCTGAAAAGCATAGAAGTTAAGTCCCCACCAAAATCTGGCATGAACGGTTTTTCTGAATAGTTAGTTAATAATAAGTTTCTTACTGCTTGCTTCACAGCAGCCGCATGTTGTTTTTTAAATACATCACCAGAACCTTTTTTAGCAAAAGATAAGTCTAAATCAGAATAAAATTTAGTTCTAGCTGTGAGAATAGTGGTATTACCAATATTTCCATCTTCTACTGAAAAAGCTCTTGCTGGCATGTTTAAATTCCTTTTATCCTATTTATATCAAGTTACTACAATATTTTCTATAT